GTATTATTGTTTGTTTATTTATTTTACTACAAAGTAGTAATGGGTTTGTAATTAAACCTCTTCATTCAAAACCTAAACCATTTCAAAAAAGAAGTATGTTGAATAACGAGTATATAGATTTGATACAAAATTACCGAGTATTTTTTAATAAAGAAAATGTGATTGATTTAATTAATGATATTAATTCGGATAAAATAACCGAAATATTTTTTTCTAAAGATTACACACAATTAATAGGTGTAGAAAATAGTATTACTGATAATATTTATGACAAGTTCCGATTAACTGAAGTCACGCCTATTGAAATTCAATATATTTTGAATAAAGGTTACGACCATAATATTCCTATTTATTTTATTGATTTTTATTCAAAATCAAACCTTTATTCAATCATTCAGCAAACCTTGGGTGTATTATTCAATATTTCGGGAGTTTTAATTCCCGTTTTATTTATGTTACTACTTTTGCGCAGTTTTAATTCATTTGGCCCGCAAATGAACTCAATGAACATGATAAATCGTAACCCAAATAATCTTGAATTAAATAGAGATAATAATATATTTATTACGCCCAATGTATCTCTCAATAGTTGGGCTGGGAGTCCCGAGGTGTTAGAAGAGTGTAAAGAAGTAATATCATTTTTAGATAATACAAACGATTTTCAACTAGCCGGAGCTGAAATGCCCAAAGGTATTTTATTGGAAGGTCCACCTGGAACTGGAAAAACGCTACTAGCCAAAGGCATTGCCACTGAAACGAATTCATCTTTTATTAGTGTATCGGGCGCTGAATTTGTGGAATTGTTTGTTGGCATGGGTGCCGCTAGAGTAAGAGAATTATTTAAAAATGCGAGAGAACAGTCGCCATGTATTATTTTTATTGATGAGATTGATGCTATTGGCAAACAAAGAAATTCGGGTTCTACTTTAGCGACAAATGACGAGAGAGAGCAAACATTGAATCAAATTTTATTTGAAATGGATGGGTTTACCAATAACGACGGGATTTTAATTTTAGCGGCCACGAATAGAAAAGATATTTTAGATAAAGCGTTGTTGAGACCGGGCAGATTTGATCGCGTTATTAAAGTCCCGCTCCCCGATAAATTTTCAAGAGAGAAAATATTAAATTATTATTTGGGCTTAAAGAAAATAGAGCCGGCGATTGATATTACCTCATTGGCAGAAATAACAGACGGGTTTTCGGGAGCTGAATTGAAAAATCTGATAAATGAAGCGGCAATCTTTACTGCGCGTCAGAAAAAGGTGATTATAGGCGAAACCGAATTGTTTAATGCGTTTGAAAAAATAATAGTCGGGCTTATCCGCAATAATAATGACGCATCTGTAGATATGAGAACACGAGTGGCTATACATGAAAGCGGTCACGCAATTATGGTGCTTCGTTATCCTAATTATTTTAATTTACAAAAGGTATCCATTCAAGCAACATATTCGGGCGCGGGTGGGTATACAATTTTTAATGAAAACGCTGAAACCAAAGAGGGTGGGTTATATACACGAGATGTATTGAAAAAGCGATTAATTGTAGCAATGGGCGGTAAAGCGGCGGAAACAGTGTATTTTGGAAGGGACTTTACATCTCTAGGAGCTATTCAAGATTTGAAAGAAGCGAATCAATTAGCGCAAAAAATGATTGGGAATTTTGGTATGGGTGAAAAACTTGAAGTATTTTTCAATGAGAACATAAACGATGACAATATGGGTTTTTATAATAACAAATATTCGGAATACACTAAATTCAATATGGATAAAGAAACGATGAAATTAGTGAAGGAAGCTTACAGTGAAAGTGTGAAAATATTGAATGAGAATAGGGATTTATTATATAATATGAGAGACCTATTGCTCACTAATACAGTGATAAATAAGAAAGATATTCCTCCATATTTTACCATATATGAAGAACCCAATAAAAATACAATATAGTATTTCAATATAGTATTTATTTTCCCCTCATATATAAAACGCGCGGTATGGAGGCAAAAATAGGGTTACTATATTTAATACAAATATTTCATTTAGTGATAGATTTTTTTTGTATGTTTTATGTGTTTTTATTTAGTGCGATGTATGATATCTATTTTTGCGGCTTCATTTTATTACAGACTCTACATTGGGTCGCGTTAAAAAATGAGTGTATTATTAGTTATATAGAGAAAAAATTAATAGATCCGGGATATGAGTTGGGTTCAAAGCCGCGATGGTTGCCGCATTATAATACATTTTATAACAAATACACGAAAACAATTAAGGCTATTTTAATAATAGGGGGGTTACTATTCGTAGTATTTAGAACAGACAAGAATTATATTAAAGCGATATGTTTGGCGGCCATAATATTGTGGGTATATTTAACATATTTCCACATACAGCCGCATACTAACAAATAAACAAATTAAAACAACACAAAACACAAAATTTTATATAATTTAAATACTCAATTATATAAATGGAGAGAAAAATTATACCCATTGTACATTTAATAATCGGGTTTGTATATTCATTTTATGCTGTCTTAGTTCCATCTAAATTTATTTACGATTATTTATATTATGTGTTTTTAGTTAGTATCCAAATATCTTGGGTTGTGTATAATCATGAATGTCCGCTGTCTTATTATTACAAAAAGATGTATTACAAAAATTATAATTGCGGCGATACGACAACACTAGACGATTTCAATGAACTGACGGGCTCCAACAAAGCCAACAAATCTGGTATTGATATGGGCAAATTAGTGGATAATATTTTTACGGTTGGATTGATTTACAGTATTATTGCGGTAAATATACGCAGTAAAATTAGCAATATGTATTTAGTAATTTTTGTGTATATTTTTATACGATATTTTTATTTATTATTTAATAGCGCAGTAGGATGGAATACAAGAAAAATAATCGGGGCTAAAACCTATGCGTTTTATATGAAATTATACAATACGTACCAAATTAATTACATACATAACGAAATTAACAGCGCAATAGTAGTAATTATGGTATTATTTTTCATTTATATTACTTATAGAAATAGGAAAAGATTTTGATTTAATATAATATAATTTAATATAATTTAATATAATATATATTTAAAATGGAAGAAAATTTACAATGTTATCATTTTAAATCACTTCATTTTGAAAAAGGCGAGTTGAATGAGGTATTGGACGCAACCTATATTATACATTTAAAAGACAATGGCAGATTTGAATCAATTACGCAGAACTTGAGACTTTATCAACCAAGCAAGATAGTTTATATTGTTTTTAACGAGGGATTCAAAAAATGTAAAAAAAGTGGCTTTATCAAGTTGCCATGTGACGATTTAATAGATGCCAATTTACAAATTTTAAAACATGCCAACAAAATGAATTACAATAACGTTTTAGTGTTAGAAGACGACTATTTTTTTAGTGATAAAATAAAAGAGGAAACCCATAAAAATAATGTAATACAATTTTTAAATGGGCACCAAGAACGACCATGTTTGTATTTATTGGGATGCGTTCCAATGTTGATGGTGCCTTATAATTCAACCCATTATAGGCCTATTTTTTCTGGAGGAATGCATGCCAATATTTATAATAAAGCTATGAGAGATATTATAATAAATACTAAGCAACAATCCATATTAGATTGGGACGAATTTTGTATATGGAATAAATATAAGTATACATATTATATTCCATTGTGTTATCAGCTATTTCCAGAAACAGAAAATTCAAAATCGTGGGGTAAAAATAACAGCATTATTATTCATTACTTTAAACAATTAGGTCCGAGTATATCGCGCTTATTAAATATGGACAAAAAAGCAGAGCCGGGATACACGATAGCATATATATTTTCTAAATTAATATTTTGGATTGTCATTTTTTTAATTATATATATTATTTGGGTTTTATTTACAAAATATACAATTTCTGTTAATTTTAAAAAAAAGTTTAAATAATTTATAAACAAATACAAAAATCAATTTATTGTTAATAAATATATTCAATATATATATATAAAATGAATATATTTATTAAAAACGCGTATTTAATGGGAAGTTATATAATACATATGTTATGTGAGTTTTTTTTATGTTTATACGTGTTTTTACTACCCCAAAAGTTTGATATTTATTATGTATTATACATATTATTGCTGATAATATTGAAATTGATATTTAAATACGAATGTATTATAAATTATTTTGATAAAAAACTGATTGACCCTATGTATGTGTTAGGTTCAGACCCAAAATATGTCCCCTATAAGAGGACGCTATATAAAGATAATCAATATTTTATATGTTTTATTAATTGTTTAATAATACTGAATTTATTTATTATATTTATACGTAATACAAAAATAAATATAAAATCTATATGTGTGTTTAATATTATAATGTGGATATTTATTGAGTATAAAACGAACTACAAAAATAAGTAAAACCAAAAACCCAAAAAAATTATGTTAGTATATATTAATGAACATAGATTTCAATACCAAGTGTTACACAATAGAGAAAAAAACATACCAAAGTGGTATATTTGATTCTTCAGTTGATGCCACATATATTATTCATTTGAAGGACAATGGTCGCTATGTTCATATACATGAACAATTACAGAAATTTCAACCAACTAAAAAAGTCTACATTATGCTGAATGATGGCTTTAAAAACTGTAAAAAGAAGCTCATTGAGCAAGTCTCATACCAAGACTTGACCGATGCGTTTCTTCAGTGTTTCAAACATGCGGATAATAAGGGCTACAATAATGTTCTCATATTAGAAGACGACTTTATTTTTAGTCCCGAAATCAAGAAAGATAAATCGCACGCGCATAATGTAAATCGGTTTTTACTAAAACAACACAAAAAAGATCCATTTATCTATTATTTGGGTTGCAACCCCATATTCATTCGCCCTACATCGCTAAATATGCTTCATTACAGTTCATACAAATCGTGTAGCACACATGCCATTATTTATTCCAGAGCGGCTCGTTCAGCACCGCTCAATTTAGATTTGAAGCACTGGGACACCATTGTAGAGGATGGCATACCGAATCGTTACTTATATTGTAAACCACTTTGCTACCAAACCTATCCCGATACCGAAAACAAGCAAACGTGGTCCGAGAAAGATAATATATTTGTAGGCTATTTAAAGACCCAAGTAATAACTGTACTCCATTTGGACAAACAGCCGGAGCCCGGATTCACCATTCTTTACATGGTGGCAAAGATGTTAAATATGCTGATTTTGTTAATTATCTTAGCCGTAATTGGTGCCATTATTTACTTCTTAGTATTTACTGCGTTGAAAAGGGGCAGTAAATTGAGGCGTAGATAATCCTCTTTAAGTTGTTTTCGTATATTATTTCAGAC